ATTTACATAAGCACTTTGTACAGCATTAAGAACTGTTTGATTAATATTTTTTGACCCAGCGGCAACAGTACCTGATGTACTATTCGTTACTGGAACAAAAATCTCTACACCAGTTGATGTGCTACCTCTGCTATATGATGGTCCAGAAGGTGGTTTGTATGTTCCAACTACAGTTGTTCCTACAACAGTAGTATTTTCATCAGTGACAGTTTCACTTTCTTTTTGAGTCTGTGTTTCGACTCGCATATTTCTAACAGATAGTATATTTTCCTGCGTTTTATTTAAGATGCCTCTAGATTCAAATCTTTCTTCAGCACTTGTGTCCACAAAACCAGGAATCTGTGAATTGTTTGCACTACTTGTAAGTCTGAAGAGTTTTGTTCCTGCTTCAAACTTTGGATTATTGACCAACTTTGGATCTGGAACAAATAATGAACCAATAATAGTTCCAATATCGTCAGTAACAAGTTTTACACTTCTAACAGTCGCAACTGCTCCACTAGTTTGTCCAACAAGTTTAGTGCCTTCTTTGATATATCCAAAGAAATTATTAGTGTTTTTATCACATATACTAAATGTGTCTATATTGAGAATATTAGATGTTGATGAATAAGAATCTGAAATTGGTTGTTCATCATAAGGATTCAAATTATATGTTGAAGATGGTGCATTGTATGGACCATACTTATGATTTTGTTGAGCAACTCTAAATGATATGGTTGCTTCGGGATTTCCTCCACTATTAACTAACGCTGGAGGTAGTACACGACGCTCTTGTTGTACCGTAACAAGGCCAAGACCACATCTAACTGGATCATTCTCTGGTGTCGTAGCATTAACATCCTTTACAGTTTCTCCAACTTCAAAAGTGCCACTGACCATTTCAATCTCAATTAATTTTGGTACAATATATTCATTAACATCTTGTCCATCAAAGAATCCATAAACTCTCGTCAATGGTTTCATTCTTTTTGAAACAAATTCGATGTTCCTTGATCTCAAATAAGGTACAATTTGAGTACTGAGAAGTGATTGTCCAATATTAATATCGTCAAATACTTCTTTAGCAACCTTTCTAGTGCCTTCTCTGGTTTTTGTTCCAGTTTTTGTTACAGTTTCGGAATCAGTTCTAATAAGTTGATTTCCCTTCCAAGCAGTATCACTCGTTCCTTTCTTATCTTCACCAGTCCAAGTAGTTTCCCAAGAACCCCAAACTATGGGAGTATATCCAGTCTTTTTATCATATCCTTCAATTTCTAATTGTGAAATGGTTTTTGTGTAGTCGCCTTCAAGTTCAATAGTTTTGGAGTTGGTTATTGTAGTATCAATCCAAACATCAGAAGATGGTGTTATCTCAATGGTTCCTGAGTAGTAAGTAACGAGGAATGGAGTAACATTTTCAGTTCTTGTTGCATAGTTTTGTACAATATATGTGTCTTCAACATAATTCAATGTTAGAACTCTTCCAGTTCTAACAACATCAATTGCATCTAAGTCAGTAGTAAACCTTTGGTCAACACTTGCATCTGGACTTGTTCCAATGCCAAGAAGGGAATTGGAACCAAGTACCAAATCAATCTCATTTGTATAATGAGAAGGTCTCAATACTGCATTCTTGACATCAATGCTATTCTTAACACCAGTTGTCTTAAGTTGAGATCTTGTAGATGAGAAATCATCAACAAAGAAACCAGACTTAAATCTGTTTAAACCATTGACATCTCTAATATAAAGATTTTCTGTATCTGATTCCAATAATGACAGTGATGTATAAAATTCTAAATTCTTAATTCTCTGCTCAAGACCCTTGATATCAGACATCGTATATCTAGGATGTCTATTAGCAGAAATATTAACTTCATTTGCATTACAAAGATATGCAGGAAGAGTTATTGTTGCAACTTCTAAACTTTCTTCAATATTATTTGGAAGAATGGGAACTTCGGCAGGAACACCCTTAATAAGTTGGAAAGTTCCATCTTTACTTAAGAAGATTTTATCAACTCTTGGTAAGTAGAATGAATAGTCAAGAAGAATTGACTCATCAGAAGCAAGAATATTTGCAGCAGAATTTCCTGCAGAAGTAAAGTTTCTTGCATTAAATTCAAATGGTGATAATGTAGTTGATGAGAATTCGGAAACTCTTGGTCTAATATCAATAATATCAGAAACACTGACAGAATTGATTCTAGGAAGATCGCAATAGTCAAATTCTCCATAACTATTGACAGTTGTTATATCACCAGTATCAGATGCTGAGAAATCAGCATACTCATAAACAATTTTTAATCTTCTTGTTGGTTCTTTTGATGTTGGAACTCTAACTATTCTTGAGTAATCGTAGAAAGTATCTCTTTGACCATTATCAAGATAGTAATTATCGGAAATATCATTATCTCCTAGATCATTTATAGAAACAACAGCGGTTATTCCTGATTCTTTGAAAGTAATTACATCACCAGAAGATAAGGTTTTATTATTTAATCTAATATAGTTGATATTTAAATCATCAACTGCACCAACATATAAACCAACAAATGATCCAGTTTCGCTTTCAAATCGTTCGCCAATTAAAAGATCTCCAGTTTTATTCGTGGGACCAGATAACTGGGTGAGGGTCAGTTTTGGTAAGGATGCATCAGATGTTCCTGAAGATTCAAAAATAGCGTGAATTTTAAATACATCTGGTACAAGCAGACAAATTTCTTCGTCCTGAACTCTCATACCATATCCAGGTCCATAGGTTAAACCATCATTTGCTGTGGTTGCACCAATACCAGACTTTTCATACTTGGATTTCGTAACTGTTATTGTCTTTACTTTATTTCTATTCTTAATCTTCGACTTTACATTAATTTTTCTTAGCGTAGCAATTAACTTTGCAGGACTATCAGTACCTAAACCGTTAATAGTTAATGTCTTACTTCCGTTCGTAAATACAAACTTATCTTCAGTTAAAATTTCTGTAGAACCATCGGTTCTCATTAAAACATATCTTTCTTCATCAAAAGGCAAGAAAGTCAATTCATCAGAACCAGAGATAACCGCTCCAGTAGAGTTTGAAGAAATAGTAACATCAAACTGCTTTCTAATTGTAAGATTAGAATCTGTCAAATCTACAGAAGAAACTTTCTGTTTTGGAAGAACTGTGTATAGTGTCTTGTCTAATGTTTCTTGGAAATTAGAAGACAGAATTCTAAAGTCGCTTGGATTGATATCTGTAGTTGGGAGATTTCCATCACAAATTCCAGATACTGATGTGACGCTAGACAGAGTAAGTGAATTCTGTGATATTGATTCTACTTTGGAAAAAGTTGGAACAGACAATCCTGGATTGGAATATGCTACTAAGTTACCAACAGTAGCAATTCCGATAAAGTATTTTGATAAATCTGCATTAGTGACTGTACTGATTCCACCAGAACCTGCACTAATGTTTACAAGACCAATAACATTATTTGAACTTTGAATAACATCACCATTAAAAGTAGATGCTGCACCAACAATACCATAAATGGATTTTACATCATTAGTTCCGTATGCAGTTACTGCTGTTGAAACTCTATTATTTTCTATTCCATCGAAGATAAAACTTTCACCAAGCGCAAAAGAACCTTTTATATTATATGCTGTAATAATTCCTGAGTTTGTTACTGCATACTTGAGGAAACCAGTTGCTCCACTTGCTTTTCCTTTAATGTGTGTTGGAGTGTCTAAAGTGATATTTTCGTTTAAAGTAATTTCAGTATATGTCTGAATATCAAATAATGATGTATCCCAAACATTGAGGTTAGAATCTGCAACATCATATGCGCCAGACTCTAAAGCAAAGTCATAAACTCTAGCAACACCAATTTCCTTTCCAGAAGCAGTAGTAGGAGAAGCACCAATTCTAGAATCTCTCAAACTTACTGTATAAGTAGTTGAAATACCAATAACTGGAGAACCACTTACTCTATTAAGAGAAAATGTTGGACCAGTTGTATAATTTATGCTCTGGTTTTCTGCAAGTTTGGTAGTTCTTGGTTTTTCAAAGTCCAAATATGTTGGACTGACAGTTTCTACTTCATAACCCCTAACATATGCCTTAGTTGGGCTGATAGTATATGTTCCTAAACTTTCTGAAGGGGCATTTCCATTATAAGTTGTTTGATCCTCAAGGAATACACCTTGACTTCCTACTAAATTATTTAAAGATTCTTTTGCAACGATTGAAGGTGGATTTACATAGTAATCCCCAGATTCATCGTAAGTTCTTCTTGCAAATTCTTTTGCAATTTCATTATATTGTGTATTCTTTCTTATGGCAGTAATATCGCCATTATTGACCACCATCAATTCAATAAAGTTCTCATACTTTTCATCATCAAGTGGTTTTTTAACCAAATACGCTCTGACTTTTAATCTATCCGCACCAGCAGCAGTGTAGTTAGAAAATCCTTTTGCATTATCATTTAAATTTGGATCAATATCTGAATTGATTACTTCTTCAAAAACTTCTAATCCAATCCTATATGACGGAACATTGCTATATGGATCCAGAATAATAGTTTGTTCTGGAATATTGATAAAATATCCTCTAACAAAATAAACACCATCTGTCAGCACTGCCATAGAACCGAGTGACAGTGCATTTTCTGCAACAATATTTAAAACATTCTCTCCATCTTGGAAAGACACTACATCATTTGAGAAACCAGTCTCAATTGCCAGTGTTTCGCCTTCAATAAAAGTCGTATTATCCCCAGATGATGACAGATAGTTTACATATAGTGTATATGGTTCGCCAGGAAACGCACTTTCATTCAAATGTGCTTTAACTCTTGCTTTTACCCCAGAAACTGTACCAATTAAGGTGCTACCATTTAAATCACTAATATAATTAGATACATTAATCCCAGAAAAAGTCGTATTAACAATAACTGAAGGTAAATTATTGGTGTAACGAACTCCACCACCCGTTACGGAGTCCCCTTCTTTAAAAATATGGTTGCCAAACTTTTCAATTTGGTCCTGAAGCATTGATTGGAGAGTTGTTAATTCTCTAGCCTGAACAGGGTATCCTGGTTTGAATAAAACCTTATAGTAATTATTTTGAGGATCAAAATCGTCAAAATATGGAGCGGTATTGAGATTAGTTTCCTGGGGCATGATTCCTTAGAATTGCAAAATGACTTTGATATCTTCTTTTTGATTTATTGACCTTGTAATAGAAGGTCTATTATCAACATATATTATGTTTCCAGAATATTTTTTAACTTCTGGATTAGCAACACCGTTGGTAAAAGAATTTCCGAGGTAATATGTCCTATTATTTATTGTGGTAGAGAGACCAGTAAAGTTAGTATCAATGCCTAAAGTGACACTTCCGCCGATAATATTTACAGAACCTCCAGTTGCTGGTGATGCAGTAAATGTATTTAAATTATATCCATATGTTGGGTCTGTTTTTAAAGATCCATCAGTGTTAAATCCAACGAGACTCTTATCCTGCCAATATTTAAGAACTCCTGTATTCTGGTCATAAGAAATAACTCTACCAACAGAAGTTGATCCTACCCCAATAGTTTGTGTAATCTGTTCGTCTGCAGTAAATGTAGCAGTGCTATAACCAGCACCAACTAACTTCAATGCATACGATGCACTTGCTTTATCTAATGATAAAGTTACTGAAGAATTAAATGCTTCGGGATTTTCTACAATTCCAACTCTAGCAATTTGGTTTCCAGTAATAAAGTCAGGATTCTCCGTATCATTTTCAATTCTAGAATAAACCAGAACATTATAAGCACCAAGTTCTCTGTAAATATCTGCTCCATGACCACCTTGAGGTGGAATAATAACATTAAACACTGGTGATGTTGTTCCAGTAGGAACACTACCAGAAACAAGGTCTACAGTCCCATAAGTATAACCAGAACCACCTTTTGAAACAGTTACTGATTCAACTTTAGAGTCATTATTAACAACAATAGTTGCTTCTGCACCAGAACCGTCTCCTTTAATGGGAACATTGGTATAAGTTCTATTTGCAGTTCCAATACCAGCACCTCTATTGGCGATGGTTACAATTTTTAATTGTCCACTTGATGCGGCATTATTTCTAACAGATGCATCTGTAGAATTTGATTCCCATTCTTTGGGAACAGGCATAAAGTTTGTAGAATCAAATTTTACCAAATCACTTGGTTTAATTGTATAAAGATATTTCCAAATATATCCGTCGCCACTATCACCAGCAGTTCTTGGTTCAAGATCTGTAAATGTTGGTTGATCTAAAGATGGTCTTCCAGTTGGGTTTTCTGGGTCAGTTCCATTTTGAAGACAAATATAAACTTTATAATCTTCGTTTACAACATAATAATTTGCAGAATATAAACTGGTTGCCCCAGAAGGTTTTGATGTATTGGTTCTACTAATGTCATGACGATACATATCATAAGTTGTTCCTGAAATCCAAGTAGTTTTTTTAACTACTTGACGAACATCACTCTCACTGATTTTTTTCAGTGCGATCATTGTATCCCAATAATCATTCTCCTGCTCAAAAGAATCTTTTGGTGCAGGAGGTGTTTGATCCCAAGTGGATGAATAATCTGTAGCGTTTGGTAAACCAACAAATGAATAATATGCATTTGTAGATGAAGTCGCCGCTGCTACAAAGTTCTTAGCATTTAAAATGCGAAGTTGGTCAGTAATTATGGCTGCCATTTTTTATAGGACTTTTTTCTTATTTATTAGTGAAGTAATACCTGAACTGCAATATAACCAGTATCTACTGGATCATCATTGTCTTGTCTATTTATTGTAAAATCAACATGAGTCGTAGATCTTGTAATACCAACATAAGTAGGAAAACTTTGATCTATACCATTTGCTATGACATAATAATCATCAGCATTTGTAAATGATGATGTAAATGTCAAGCGATAACTACCACTCGATTCTTGAGTAGGAGTAATACCCGTTGTTCCTCTCCAAGAAGCTGAAGATCCAAGACCAATTTCTCCAGTTTTATCCGTTGGTGGAATTACAACAGTTGTTGTTGAACCAGTAATTGGTAATTGAGTGGTTGGTGGACTAAATGTTGTTGATGTTGAACTTCCAATAGATGTATATCTCGCTACTGTAGAAATTCTTAA